CGAGAAGAGGAAACTTACATACAAATCAGCATTACTTTCAGCACGACTCACTAGAATCTTGAGACATGGCGAGTACAATTTACACAAGCAAGAAGTATCCCTCTGGGAACCACCCACCACATGATCGATGAAGAACTCTGGCCTCCAATAGATGAGGTGCTTATCAGGAAACTAGAAGAGATCTACCCTGATAGATGCCCATCAATAGACTTACCTGACCGAGAGATATGGAGATACGGTGGTCAGGTGGAACTGGTAAGAATGTTGCGATCCATATATGATGAACAAAATACTTCGTACGAATAATGGCTTACGACTGGGGGAAACTTATTGATGTTGTTTATCAATCAACTTTAAGACGTGATCCTCAACAGGCGGGACGTGATTATTGGATGAAAGATTTACAGAACAAGTATCAAACATCACTATCGCAAGGGATGAACGAAGGCCAAGCCTACGGTGCTGCTTCTCAACATCTTCTTAACTCAATAATGGGTGGTTCTGAATGGAAAGATGCAGGTGTGCCGACTGATATTTCTGGTCTAAATGAAAAAATAAATAAATTAACAAAAGAAAATGTAAACTTAACGGACCAAGTTAACAATCCCTACTCTGATGAAGACTGGAATAATTTATTAAATAGATCCTATCAAACTGCTTTCAATAGAGATATTGGAGCCGAAGGTAAATCATACTGGGGGCCACAAGTAAGAGAACAGTACGACAAACTTGTAGGACAGGGTTGGTCAAAGGATGCGGCCTTTGGTTTATCTTCTCAATGGTTATATAAAGGATTATCAGCAAGCGATGAATATAAAGATGCAAACCCAGATTCTATAGCAGCTAAATATCAAGCATTACTTGATAAAGAAGGAACACCTACAGATCTTAACTGGGACTGGAATAGTTTAATTGATTCTACATACCAGACTTTCTTTAAAAGAGCAGCAGGGCAAGAAGGTCTTGACTACTGGGGAAAAGATCTTGCTGATTATTATCAAACAAAACTTACAGGAGGTGCATCAGAACAAGATGCTTACGGATTAACAAACCAATATTTCTTGCAAGGCTTGCAACATAGCCCAGAGTGGCAAGGAATCTACGGACCAACAGTTAATAAGGGATCAGATTATGTAGGAGGTAGTGGTGGCGGTGGAACACAGATAGTTCACACGACACCACAAACAAGTAAGACAGCAGGAGATCAAGCAGTAGAACAAACACTAGATACATCAGCAAGTTCTATTGGATCAGGGGCACAACGTAAAAAATATAATGTAGGTGGTGGTACTAGCAGTCTTAATATTCCAACTCCTTCAGCAGGTGGTCTTGGTATCACCTAATCAAGAGATCTAGCGTTAATATTCATAGCAGACTATAGTTCTTGTTATACAAGTATAAGTATTTGTCATGTGTGGTGGTGGACCTAAAGGACCGTCTGAAGAAGACAAGAAAGCACAAGAACAAAAGCATCAAGAAAATCTTGCCCTGCAAAGAGAGCAGATGGAAGAGCAGAAACGACAGTTTGAATTACAACGACAAGATCAACTTAATAGATATAACCAGCAGAAAGCAGAAGCAAAAGCTGCTCCACCTCCCAAACCTAACGCAACAGCAGCCGTTGCTGGTTTAGCTATTGATGATGGTAAGTCAGGTAGAGGAAGAAAGAAATATAGAAACCCAGTTCCTCAGAAAAACACAAAGACACCAACATTAACTAGAACAGACGCAGCAAAGACTCTTTACATTGGTAGTTAAATGGACTTAAGTATTAACGCTATTGATTTAGTTCCAGGCAAAGGGGCTGATAAAAAGAAAGGAACAACACTAGCTGGTAGATACGACCAACTAAAAACTAATCGTGATCCTTTCCTTCAACGAGGAAGAGATTGTGCAAAGGTAACTATTCCTTCTGCTTGTCCTGACTCCAACATGGGAGATCATGGAAAGTTGCAAACACCTTGGCAATCAAGTGGAAGTCGTGGTGTAAATCATTTACAAAATAAACTAGGAGTAACTCTTTTCCCTCCTAACACTCCGTTTTTTAAATTAGAAATAGATAGCCTTGCTTTACGAATAGAAGAACAAGGGCCAGAGATTAAGACAGAGTTAGATACAGCATTAGTAAAAGTAGAACAAGCTGTAATGAATGAGCTTGAAACAATGAGTGCAAGAGCTTCATTGAGTCAAGCGTTTAAGCAGTTATTAATTACAGGTAATGTTCTTCTTTATGTAACACCTGAAGCAATCAGAGTAATCCGTCTTCAAGATTACTGTGTTGTCAGATCCCCTATGGGAGAAGTGACAGAGATTCTGGTAGAAGAAGAAGCTTATCCTGAAGCATTACCTGATGGATTCCTGCCTGACCAAGAAGAAGAAGATGAAAAGCTAGGACCAATCAAGAAGACTGTAAAGATTCATACTTGTGTCAAGATTGAGAACGGTGTCACTCGCTGGTATCAGGAATGTAAAGGAAAAGAAATTGAAAATACATACGGCATGTGCCCTGAGAACTGTAGTCCTTGGATCGTATTAAGGTACGAAAGATTGGACTCAGAAGAATACGGACGTTCACATGTTGAACAGTATTACGGTGACTTAACTGCACTTGAATCTTTATATCAAGCATCAATCGAAGCAGCAGCAGCAGCCTCTAAAGTTCTATTCCTTGTTAATCCAAACGGTACAACCAGACCAAGAACTCTTAGTAGTGCAGCCAATGGTGCAATCGTTCAAGGTAATGCTGCTGATGTGACTGTCGTACAAGCACAGAAACAAGCTGACTTGCAGATTGCTTTCAACATGATTGAAAGAATTGAAACAAGATTACAGTTTGCTTTCTTACTTAACACAGCTATCCAACGACCAGGAGAAAGAGTTACAGCAGAAGAAATCCGTTACATGGCACAAGAACTTGAAGCAAGTATCGGTGGTTTCTACTCCATACTTACTCAAGAGCTACAGCTACCATTGGTACGCAGATTAATTTATATGTTGCAAAGGAAAGGAAAGTTACCTGAGTTCCCTAGTAGTCAAGAGACAGGTGAACCTCTTGTAACTCCTAAAGCTGTAACAGGATTAGAAGGTATAGGTAGAGGTGACGACATGAATAAATTAACTGAGTTCTTAACTATTACTCAGCAAGTATTAGGCCCAGAAACTATGGCTCAATATGTAAATGTAGAAGAAGGACTGCGAAGACTGGCAGCTAGTGCTTCAATAGATACGACTAATCTGATTAAAACATCAGAGCAGTTACAACAAGAAAGGGCACAAGCACAAGCACAAGCCCAACAGCAACAGCAAGAAATGCAGATGATGGAAGCAATGAAGTCGTCAGCTATGGCTAAAGTTGCAGACAACTACACTAAACCAGGTTCACCTTATGGCCCCCAATTCTCAGGAAACTCCGAAGACGGAGCAGCAGGAAGCATCCCTAACACCGTCCCCGATTTCGGGGCAGCAGCCCAAGGACTCCCCAGTGGCCCAGTCCAAGAAGGAGGAGAAACCTAGAGAGTTAGCTACTGTTAAAGAAGAGAAGACAGTTGCTAAAAAGAAGAAAGCTAAAGAGCCACAAGTTACTAAAGACGGCGAACGGCACATCACTATCAAATAACAACCTTTCACCCATCACAATCTCATGCCAGAAGCAATCACAATTACAGAACCAGAAACCCCTGCGTTATCTCCTGAACAGGAGACTGATGCAAAAGATGAAGCACTCATTGCTGAATCAAAAGAAAGAGGCTCAGTTAAACTTGCAGGTAAGTATGAATCTATTGAAGAATTAGAAAAAGGATACCAAGAACTTGAGAAGAAGTTAGGCCAACCAGAAGATAAGAAAGAGCCAGAGACAGAAGAAGTTTCTGAGTCGAAGGAAGAAGAGAAGCCTGAATCGACAGGTGATGCTAAAGAAATCTACGGTGAATATATAGGTAGTCGCCTTGATGAAGCTGGTGTTGACTACGAAGGGATGAATACCAGATGGCAAGAGTCAGGTAAGTTAGCTGATGAAGATTACACAGCACTAGAAGGTGCTGGCTTTAGTAAGGATATGGTTGAAGCATACTTAGATGGTGTGCAGTACAGAGCAGCACAAGATACAGAACTAGCAGCTAAAGAAGTAACAGCAATTAAGAATGAATTTGGTGGAGAAAAAGAGTACGGTGAAATGATTACATGGGCTGCTGCAAACCTAGACAAGGGAGAAGTTGATGCGTTCAACTCTATGCTTAAGACTTCTAACCCACATCAAATAAGGATTGCTGTCGCTGGTATTCAAGCTGCTTATATGAACAACGCACCAAGGGAACCCAAGCTAGTAGGAGGTAGAACAGCTAGAGCCGATACAAGTAAATTCAAATCAGCAGCACAGGTAGTAGCTGCTATGAATGATGAACGATATGCAACTGATGAAGCATACAGACAAGAGGTGCAGGAAAAACTTAGTCGCTCAAATGTAATGTAAAGGGTATTATGTAAATACCTAAACCTTCTCGTATAAACAACGGCCCCTTGCGAGGGATACCCTGCGTTGAAGAGATAGCGAAGGGCAACCTTACTTTCTTTTTTCCGTGGCTAATTTTACTAGCTCACGGCTAGGTCTTGTAAACAATACAGGCTCTAGCTATGACGCTC